ATTTCACTGTCGCTAGCCTTGAGATGCTCAGAAGCCTCACGAAGCCAATGCTCAACAGCATACATTTTATAGTCATCCATGAAGACTGAGTTGACTATCCTATTCAACGACTTATTCATCGTTGTAATAGGATCAACCATCTTGCCTGTAGGAGCGTACTTATAAACTGGATTGCCTTGACTGCCTATGTCTTCCCAGTGAGTCAAACCAGAACTCTCACGTTCTGTATTAAAGGCTACTTGGAATTGTTTATTTAGACTGCCTGATTTAGAAGCATCTTTAAAGGCTTTACCATGTCGGGCTTCTAGTCCTTTGTCCATGTCTAGAACAGAAAGGCCTTTGGGTACAACTACGAATGGTTCATGGAGATCAAACATCGGAGATGTAACTTTACCTAGCTCATCTCTGCCTTCTTTGAACATAGGATATAGATCCTTCCATTCAATAGGTAGGTTAGCTTTAGTATAATCTTGAGCGCCTTTAGTATCTCCTTTACGAAGAAAACTTTGGACTTCTCCCATATGCTTAGCTATGTCATGGCCCATTGCACGATTAAGCAAAGGCATAAACGTAGTATCGCCATTATAAACACTTCTGAAACGACCTTTGACGCCATTCATATTTTCATACTGATGGTACATATTGGCTTGTTTCAAGAAGTGATCGTAGTCGTATTCGAAATGGCCACCGCCTCTGCGGTTAACGTGATTAAACTCGATCGGCTTGCTATCGGCAGTATCTGTTAAGACATATCTGACGTGTTCATTACCAGCTATATCTGAATAATTTCTTAAAGGTTTGTACTCTGGTGAATATAACTCAACGACTTTAAGACGTCCTTCAAGAACAGCCTTACGGTATTCTTCGAGATGCTTCAGCTGAATACCGGCACCACCGAGATTAACTATACGTTCTTCACCGAGTTTACTACCCATAATCATCATGACGTCATCACCACCTGGGAAGGCCTTGAGAGACCTACCATCGAAGTAGTCTGATTTAGCTAGCTTGCCATCAGCGCCTTTCTTAGACAGTGAGACTTGTTCGACACCTAATCTAGCTCTATTCCTAAACTCAGCGACTTCACGCAAGATACGATCGCCTTCAACCATACGGACGAAAGCAAAGTAAGCCTGGTGTTCTGAATAACTAGGAGCCCTATTAAAGAAGGTTTGGTAGTGATTAGTTAGTTCGCCTGGTGTCTGGAAGAAGTACCCAGGTTTACCTGTATTGGGGTCTTTGGCATCACGAGCGTGTTCTAGAGTTCTAGCGAATTCATTGTACGTAGCCTTGACATCACCTTTTAGTTTACCAATTACTGCGGCTGGTTTGGCTCTCCAGTACGGTATAGGCTGACCTGTGACAGGATCATTGCGAATAACACCCGAGGCTATCTGCCGTATGTGTGACGCCTCTTGCGCTGCCCATTCTTTGAAGAGGGACTGTGTGTACGTCCCGATTTTGCGCTGAATACTTTCATTGATTGACAACGTATCTTCTGATGTTCTTAGTGAACCAAGGGCTGCATTGAATAACGATTTGATACCTCTGGCACTACTTGTTGAAGTAGCTTCTGGATAAGGCACACCGTTGACATCTTTAGTAAGAAGATCACGAACGACTTTGTCTGTCTCTACCATAGGACGACGTAGAACAATCTTATAGCCTACACCATGCTGTTCTACCGTAGTGGCATTACTACCTACGACAGAAGCTTTACCGGTATTAATAGCTTTAAGTTCATCTCTCATTTGACCTATACGAGTTTCATTAGCAGCAAAGGATGCTTTCAGAATACCTCGGTCTTCACCCGTCATTAAGCCTTTAACGAGTTTACCACGAGCATCTTTATTGTAAGCCTGAGCTAACGAGATTTGGTTCTGTAGATCTGTAACGCGATTGTAAACTTCATTATTCTCAAGACGAAGGTCAATATCGTTGATCTGCTTCTTAATATTTTTCGAAAGGTCAAGACCTTCCTTCGTTTCCGGTAAGTCATTTAATTGACCCTTTAGGGCCACCTTTTGGTCTAGGAGATCTTGGGTCTTAGCGTTAGTTAATGGTCCTTGGCCTTCTACAACACGAACATCTTCCCAGCCTTGAGACTTAGCAAAGTTTCTTGCTGTGTCTGAATTAGTGAAAAGATTACCATCGTAATTACCAAAGGTTACTTCATGCCAGTACGTATTACTGCGAGGTTCATAGATAGGATTAGACACATCAAGAATAGCATTCTTTACTCCAGCATAATAGTCTTTTACGGAATCCTTAATTACCCTGACAGCTGATTGTACTTGGACAGCCATAGGAGTTCTATTGATACGAACGCTGTCGGTAATCCTTTGTAGAATAGTTTTAGCAGAGGCATCATACTGATCTTGTATACGGCGCAGACCTTCTGTAGAAAGGTTGCCTTTGTTTATAGCAAGCTTGTCTCTATCTTGGGCTAGGACGGTAAGGAGAGGATCAGTCGTAAGCTTTATAGGATCACTCTTACCATTGATATCAGCTTCGATATTATCTGAAGCACGCTGTGTAGATGCCGAAGCAAGATCACCTGTAGCTTCAGATCTAGCAGCTTTATCAGCTTGGATAGCTTCAGCCTTCTCGACTAACTGACGCACAGCTTGATTGGCTTGTCTATTTATACTAGCAGCTTTAACAGCTTTGCCACCTAGCTTACCAATGGCAGCGTAGTCTGGAAGAGCCATAACTGTGAATATATTATCGAGGACTTTATCTGAAGAAGGTAGACCTTCAAGGTAAGCAGCAAACCTAGCAGCTAACTGTGGATTGTCTTTACCAAGACTATCAGTGATATCCTTGGCTTGTTTAAAAGACTCATCAATAGGTAAACTAAAGACTTTATCGGCTTGTGCTTGGATGTTTTCACCAAGAAGAACACCACCAGACATAGAACCAACGCCAGGTGTATTACCTCGCATTTTGTATTCTACATAAGGCTGGAACATAGTCTTAGCTGTATCAGTTAAGTACCCAGGCCAAGATTGTTGGCCTACAGCGGCTTCCCAGTTCTCACGAAGCTTACGATAGTATTCCATCCTAGCAGTAAGTTCATCATCTTTGTCTTGGGCGGCTTGGACTTCTTGAGGAGCTTCCTGTAAAGGTTGTGATTGAGTTAAACCAATAGCTTCTTGTATACTTTGGATGTACTTCGTAGCGTATTGTTTCTCTACAACACTATTGGGATCAACAGGTCTATTAGTAGGATTAAAAGGATCTACAACTTTAGCTATTTCATTTTCATCTAAAGGACCGCCTTTGGTATTAGCTAAGGTAGTAAGTGCCTGAAGTTTATCTGCTTGTCGCTTGGCCCGTAGATTACTCGCAGCAATATTCCTCATGGCGTCTTCACGACCAGCTAGGATTTCTGCTTTGATTTCACTGGCGTCTTTCTGTAGATGCTCTCCAACGCCTTCCTGCATCTTAATAGCTCTTTGTTGAGCAACATCATCAGGTAAAGTAGTCGGTGCTTGTACAGGGTTAGCTAAAGATACACCGTTGTCTTCTTGCACAGGAGCTGCAGCAAGACTTGGTTGTTCTTGATCGACGTAAAGCGGGGGGAGATCAGTAGCCACTAGGAGACCCACCACCCATGAATGCACCACCTATATTACCGAAGGCACCACCTGCGCTTTTGGCTATACCACCAAGTGTACCAGCAGATGAAAGAATAGAACCTCCAAGGGAAGACCAACCTTGATCTGTAGCCATTTGACCTTTAAGTCCAGCTTCCTGGGAATTAAGACCAGATATTCTACTGTCTAATCCGAAGATATTATTACCTATTTGTTGGTTCTGGGATACGCCTAAGGAATTAAATAGTCCCTGGCTTTGTGTCGAAGCTTGACCACCTGCGAAGCCACTACCAAATTGTGCACCTTGTTGGACAGCTGCATTGAGACCTTGTGCTCTAGCCCTTTGGGTATTCCTAAAGATTTCTAATTGTTGGCGTCTAGCACTGAGGTTCATGGCTTGCTGTCGCTGATCGTTTACTTGTTGCTCTACGCCAAACTTTTGTTGTTCGACTTGAGATATCTTATTGGCATCGCTACTAGCAGAAAGAGAACCAAATAACTTCAGTCCTAAACCTACAGCGCCTATACCTAGTGTTATTGGATCCATTATACGCCCGTATTCACTGTTTCGTAAATAGACCAACCGATGATATCAAAGGGTAGATTACCTACAGAAGAAACTTTTATTTGAAGGACTAAACCACGTCCTCTTATCTTTACTCTTCGCGGCATTACGGCGTAGTTATTATTATACATATTAACTAATTGAGCCGTACTCCAACGTCCGGAATCACCAGTAATAGCGTAATCCCATTGCCCTTGGATATAAGAAGCATTTCTTTCTTCATTCAATCTGTAGTACATATACAGATAAGGAATTTGAAAGCGCATCTGGCCTTTGCCATGGAGCTTATAACCAGTCACAAAGAATGATTCGTAACTATTACCTACATTATCTAATGAAAACCAATCTAGATTATTGCTATCGTGTTCATCAGAGAAGGTAAACTTATAGGATCCCGCTGAAGAAGTCGATGTTAAGTACTTGAAACCTGGTGCAGGAGAAGTACTAGAAGTATTTCCTGGACTAGAAACATACAGTATTCCATTGATAAATGGATCTGTACTTAGTCCATTAGCATTAATACTGTAAGGATAAAAGGCTTTATTGTAGACGTTGTAATTTAGTATATGATCATAACTATAACGAAGGGTAAGATCAGCATTATTATCTTGATCATTATAAATCCATTGAATAACATAATCTAACGGATGGTAATAACCTCTGGCGAATTTCTTACTAGCTGTAGGAATACTATTATAAAAACTAAGGATAGTCCCTACCGTAATAGGTTCCACCGTTAAGCCACCTCCCTGGGAAGGCTTTACAGCGTAAATACCTTCAGCATTCCAAAAGTAGGGAAGTCCTTGGACATCTACAAAAGACGTACTAGAAATACTTTGAACTGAAGAAATTTTAGTACTAGTAAAATCATTAGCAGAGAAACCAATACCTTGGCTACCTGTTATAAACCACACACCATTAGCGGCAAATACAAGCATACCATTTTGTATTGGGAATAACTTGTAGATAGCTCCAGCACCTTGTATCTGTATTACTCCACCATCAGTTGGCAATAAATCAAATAACGTTTCTGAAGTAGGATCATTCGTTTGATAACACAAACCAAAATCATCTGTAGTCAAACTTATTTGACTAAAGTAAATATTCTCAGTCCACGTATAAAAATTAGCAGTGCCTCCGGCTACTTGACTCGCGTCAACACCGGCGTACCATACGCGTCCCTGAAACCAGGTTCCTGTTCTTGGACGTACAGCAGTCGTAACATCAGTTAATCCAGCAACAGTTGAGATGAGACTTCGTTGTTGATTAAATGCACTAAATATAAAATGACCTTGTGGGGCTTGACCTGCATTTAAACTCACTTGAACAGCCGTAGTAGCAGGGTCAAAGGTATTACTGGCATTCTTAAAGAACCACCATACATCGGCATTACTGGGGTAATTGCCTTCTGCACTAAACCAAGTGTTGATATACCCACTATTTATAGGAGTAATATAATAGGGCCCTAATGCACTACCTATATAAGTACCGTTACTACCTGTAACATTTATAGTAAGAGTAGTTCCTACGTAAGACGTAACTGTACCACCCATCATAAAGGTACCAGCTGGTGTATAAATACCGCCAGGGTTAGTATCAGTGGTAGTCGTAACTGAGACTTGTTGTCCGTTAGAAACTCCAGTTATGCCCGAGGCGACTGTGAAAGAAACACTTCCAGAAGATATCACAGTAGGGCTTGAGCCCACACTTTGGGCAAGCCAAGGAGAACCTTGGGTCCATCCTTGATTTATTAAATTGTAATTATGTGCAGCAGATAAAGTAACTGGACGCTGATTAACGGGTATACCTAGTTCAGAAACACCTGTAAAATCTCTAATCTTAATACTTATAAGCTTAGCTGTAATCACACCAGCATTGTAAGAACAAAAGAAAGGGTCACAACTAGGATGGAATACAAATAAGTATCCATTACCATCTGTGAACTGACATTCTTGTGTAGAAGGATCTGGCGTCACTCCAGTTTGGAATGATGTAATATCAACAGTACTAAATAATATTTGTTTTGAAAGAGGATTAGTAATAGTTGAACTAGAAGATAAATAGAAATTCAATGTCTTACCGACTTGAGTAACTATTATCTGGGTACTACCATCACCACCTGCATTATTCCATTTATAAGTATTGATAGCTCTACCAGTTCGGTCTAGTGTATTAGTACCAAAGTTAGTTTCGTAATCTATACCTTGACGACGTGTAACGTCCCCAACTATAGTATAAGCACAATTGTCAGTATCGGTAGCTGCATTTTCTGGGAAGTTCATCCCAGTAAATTCAGTAATCAAACCTTTAGTAAAATTGTTTTCAACGGAAGATATTTGTTGACTAGGCATTAATCTTTTACATCAATAATCTTTATCTTCTTGGTCTTGAAGTAGGTTTCAGCATGTTCTTTAGCTTGTTTAAAACTAGTAAACTTATTTCTAAAAGCAGGAGGGACTATACCGTGTTCATACTTGAATGACCAAAGTAGAGTACCGGAGTCCATTACTACATGAAGATTATTCTTACCTTCAAATACTGCTGGATCTAATAGACCTGTACTAGATTTAGGATCTTCCTTCTGAAGAACTAAAATACGGTCAATACTTCTTAATGCCATCTAAAAAAGGGTCCTTTATTTCTATAAGCGGCGGTTCTTCCATAATCAGGTAATTGGTCAAAATAACTAGGTTTATTATCTACGGACTTGTCTTTCTGTAGAGAACTCCATTGACGCTTGGCTTCTTGTTCAGCTTTGACATGAGGAGTTTGTTTTAATTCAAAGTAAGCCAAACTCTTAGCTTCATTAAGAAGAAGAGGAACTTGGGGATCATCGATGTCTGGTATAAAGTTATCAGTCATTGACCAAACAGGCTCTGCCTTACCGTAACACTGGGTCTTACTTGACTGGAGTGTACTATCTAGAAGATTATTAAAACTATCAAAGACTACGTAGAAGTCACTAATAAGGGAACAATACCTAGGAGTTACGTCATTCTTGTAGTTAAAAAGAAAGGTCTCTGAATTAACAACCAAGTTTAGCGTATCGACATTGGCGTCAGATGCATTATAACCATTGACATAATCAGCGAATTGTTGGATTGGAAGTATAGTTACGTACTTGTACATCTTAGCAGATGTATCCGCATCGAAGTATTTCATCCACTCAATCGTCTTAATTCCTTCTGGGATAAACATTAAAGTAGGTTGAAGGTAACTCCCAGAAGCGTCTAATTGAAACATTTTCTTCTGTTCAGGTAGTCCAGCTCTAGCTGCGATATTAAAGTAAGCAGTCTTGACTATTTCTGCTACTTGAGTACTTTCAGTAGTATCTCCGATACTATTAACTTCATCTGAAGATAATGCAGAGAGAATGTTTTGAACATACTGTAGTAAAGTTAATTTCATTTACGTTTCCAAACATTAAAGCCTATTACACCAAATAAGAAAGCGTAAGCTACATACGGTAAGTAACTAACACTTTCTGGGTAATTTCCTACATGGAACATCCATTCAGATGCCCAAGGATGCCATAGAGTATTATCAGATCTACGAGCCCCTATAATAGTATCCCAACCAATTAAGGTACCCCAAACAACAGGCATTGCAAGGGCTACATCACGCCATATCCTAATTCCGATATCGTCATTGGTATCGTGGATAATTTGAGCAGAAACCTTTTCGGTTTCTACGTCGGCTTTGATTTGTTCTACTTGTGTACTTTTAAAAGATGAATAGATTGAAGAGGCTGTACTAAACAATCCCTGCAGTATAGGACCTATGAGAGGAAGCCAAAGCATTAAGTATCCAGTGTCCTACGTCTAGCTATTTCATGGGATATGCCTATTAAAAGCACAATACCGCCCATGACGATCACTTGTTTGCGATCGAAGCCTGACATACCTAGAAGCGGCGACCAATCAAGGCCACCTATAATTGCTGTTATAAAACCTGATGCAGCTGTGATGCGAGCAACGACTAGCGTTGCACTATCACGAAAAAGGCTATCGAACCAAGTTTTAGACAGCTGGGGTGCTTGGGAAGATTTTGGTTTTAATATTTTCGACATCTGTCTTTATGTTGTTGAGGTCAATCTGAACACCGGTCATACCGCGTCCTCGGACGTACCAGCCGAGGCCAGCACCGACAAAAAGAGCGACAACACCAGAAATTATTGCAGTCATATAGGGAACTCCTGTTGGAATATATTGGATTATAGGTTGAGCCGCTGCGTGAGCTTTACTAGCGACCGTCATAATAAAATTCATTATTTACCTTTGTTTTTTATGAAGTGAACGACAACACCAATGGCGATAGCCGCGATGGCTACACCGACGAGTACTTCGATCTTGTGGGTCCCCAAGTAATTGTACAGTACCAAACCTAAACTACCCAAACCAGTAACCACGGCAGGACCAGTAGTATAGTCTTTCTTAGCTAAATCTTTGCTAACATTGCGAACACGTGTTACCCGATCAGTCCAACCCTTTAGGAATTGTGCATTATGCCCAACCCCAATTGTACGTAGGAACGTCATACGTTCATCATTTACGGCGTCTATTAATTTAGCACCGGCAAGAGATTTAAACTTACTGAGGGCCTTCCTAGGACGTCCCAGACCACTATTAACACCATAATCAAAGACAGTATAATCGACACCACCTGAAAGATTGTCACAGTTTAGTGCATCCCAATATTTGGATTTGTAAATAGCTTTGGCTTGGTCAACAGACATATGCTTGACATTTTCAGCTGTGCCATTTTTATTTATATACTTTTGGTAATCTACTAAGGTAATACCAAAATTAGTCGGACCACCGTCATCACCTGGAGTATTAGAATACCCACCTTCGTCTTTAAGAAGTCGTGTCAAACAATCATTATAATTACTTTTCATGGACCAATCCTTACTGCAGTAATATTACTGTCTTTACTAAGACCAGAACTATTGAATTTAATAAAACCCGTTGTAGCAGAACCTTGAACAGATATTTTCAAATTAGCAGCCGGATTTGTAATTACTCCTGATAGCGAACAAATAGCTCTTACGTTGGCGGCGGTAGTATTAATAACAGTACTTGCTACAACTGTAGTTCCATCCCATAGCTTAGCTATGAAAGCTGCGCCAGCAGCGGTATCTACACATGTGACTGTTCCTGTAACAAACCATGTACCTGAAGTACCTTGAGCTACAGAAGGACCATCAAAGAAAAGTGTTACATTATTTAAGGCTACATCAGCTCCTAATACATTTGTAAATCTCGTAAGAACTGCACCTGTGCAATTAACTAGATTGCCAGAAGCAGGAGTGCCCAGAGCAGGATTAACCAACGTAGGTGAACTTGAAAATACAAGATTACCAGAACCTGTTTCATCAGTTACTGCAGTGGCAAGATTGGCGCTGGTGGGTGTAGCAAGAAACGTATTTACGCCTGCAGCCGTGCCAGTTATACTTCCGACTGGAAGTGCTGTGGCATTAGTAAGATTAACTGCAGAAGGAGTTCCTAAGTTGGGAGCAGTAAAGGTAGGACTTACTACAGTAGCTACTGTAACTGGAGTGGTTCCAGATAAGGTGATGTTAGCGCCTGCAGTAAGTCTTGTAGATTCATCTTTCCAGGAAACATCATAGTTAGTACTTGTATTCTTAGCTAAGACTTGATTAGACGTACCACCTGCAGGAATAGCCTGGATTGTACCACCACCGATGAAACTATTTAAATCAGTTAGACGTAAAGGAGAATTAAGTGAAACTGGAGCAGGAAGATTAACAATCTGAAAACTATTCATATCCAGACCAGATTGCATCGGATTTGGAGAAGTACCGTCTCTAGATAAGGTATTGTCCATTGCAGTCTGGATAATACTATTATTATTGTTTATAGCAGTAACAGCCGTAGTTTCGTTCTGAAGATCTACTAAATTTGTAAGAGTTATTTTACTCATGCTATTCTAATTGCCCATATTGTTCCGTAGGCTCCAGCAGTACCACCAGTGAAATCTGAAGTCAAAACAGCATTCATTGTAGCTGAAGAAGTTAAATAAAATGGTATAGGTCCATTAGCTAGTATCCAACCATTGGCATTATTAGTTGTTACGTGTTGCGCCGTTACCGAGCCACTCCCAGGAGAAGTCAAGATAGAAGTAATACCGTTACCATAACATGAATGCATATGAGTAAAAACAGTCGCACTACTACCTAAAGGAGTTCCTATAACACCTGATTGACAGCCTACTAACCAAACACCCGCGGTAAGATTAATACTATTCCAGACTTGACCACCACTACCTGAAGTCAATGTAAATGTGGCATTAGTTAAAACGATATTACTGACGTATTCACCTACAAAACCTGCGGCAATAGGGGCTGCGTTAGTATTCATTCCTTGGATAGGAATACCACCACCACCTGTACGAGTAAGAGCACCCGTAGTATCAGCTATGTTAAGAACAGAATTCTGAGCTGTAGCTCCCGAAGTACCTGAGAATCTTACAGCATTTTTATCTGTAGAACTTACAGGTCCAGTTATAAAACCTGAAGGTAAGGTTGCAGGAGTAAACCAAGAAGCATCATAATTTGTAGAACTATTCTTAGCTAGAATTTGGTTAACAGTACCACCAGTAGGAAGGTTAGAACTGTTCCATCCAGCATCGTAGTTAGTACCACTATTCTTTACAAGGACTTGTCCTGTAGTACCACCTGCAGGAAGAGGCTGAACAGTGATTGTTCCACCACCGTTCAAAGTATTAGCGTCTACTAATCTAAGAGGTTCATTAACTGTAATAGGAGCAGGGAGATTCAAGATATGATTATTATTCATATCAATACTAGCCCGCAATTGGTTAGGTTGCGTCCCGTCTAAGGATAAAGTATTGTCAAATGCAGCTTGTACAGTAGCACTATTGGCATTTATAGTATTTTGAGATGTAGTAGTATCTACAAGATTAGTTACATTATTTAGAGTTATTTTTGTCATATGTTTCCTTGAGTAGGAACGGGGTCCGAAAACCCCGGCCTATTAAGCACTTGTAACCACAGACCAAGTAGTAGCACCGTTATTATTTATGTACATCATGGTAGAAGCACTACCATCAAGACGAATATAAACAGTACCTTTAACTGCCGTGAAAGTAGGAACGCCAGTACCCGCAACAATCGAAGGCTGTGTAGCCGCCGGAATTGGAGTATTAAGCATAGTATCGTATGTTAGTTTAACACCATCGACGAGGATGTTATTCTTTGACATATCAAACTGTAGAGTAGAAACGGTCATGTATTTCCTTTCTGATTGTGGGGGCCGAAGCCCCCTAAATCAATTACTGGGTAATAGCCACATCCAAGGCATGGTACAATACGCGAAGGCGAATTTTACCAGCAGTGAACGTACCAACAGCAGAAACCGTGAGGTAATACCCTACAGCGAGTTCAGGAGCAACCGGAGTTTGGACAGCAGCAGCTGAACCAATCAGGGAACCTGCAGATGCCACACCAGTGGTGTAGACAATCTTCTTACCGAGAGCGTTGACACCCGCGATAGCCTGAGCCGAAATAAAGGCCGTACCATAACCACCAGGAACGGTAGCACGATCGGACTGTACAAGACCGAAGTCAAAGGTCGTACCGCCAGTAGCGGCGACCTCTGTAACAGCCTGGATTTCTTCGATGAACAATTGACCAGCCGCGAGCGACGGGAAGAATAGAACATCGGAGACGATCAAGGTGTTACCAGCAGTGACCTGAGTAAGGTCAACCACACCTTCAAGTACTCGGTTTTGTCCAAACGACACGTAATCACCCCAAGGTGATGTTGCCGTCTTGAACGTACCGAATTTGAGGTACAGCTTGCTGTTCGTCATAAAGGATTGAGTATTAGTGATAATAGCCATTTATACTGTCTCCTTACGCCGGAACTGCCGACTTCGAAGTCAATACAGTGCAGAAATTCTGTTCACGGAAGAAACCGAGACCGAATTCAGCAATGGTGACATAATCCCACTGTTGCAGATCCATATCAAATTTGGACTGAACTGTAGGCATCTGACGCCATGCACCGACCCAAGGCAACGTATCGCCTGGAGTTGCATCGAAGAAGAAGTTTGGTACACCATTAGTCACGGAGACGGAGTTAATCGTCTCAGAGATATTGGAAGGCAGGAAATTCGACTCATAGATGTCGAAACCGTAGACGTTGAAACGATATTTGAAGCCAGAGGTAATACCCTGAGTTGTAATATCGGCCCAGGTACCCATTGGCGACATCAAGTTAGTGACGTTAGCCTGGGTTTCCAGAGTGTACGCAGTTGAGGGATCGACGACCGCACAAGGATTCTTAAGATTGACGTTAGCCTTTGTAAGGGCATAACGGACCTTAGCGAAGTCCTGAAATGAGAGCGCCGGAGTGGCACCAGAAGCGACCCAGCGATGGGATGCGCCGTTGATGGTATTTAGTGAACCTGACGTTTGTCCGTTGTTTCCGACCTGGAAAACACGAGTCTCATAGTATTCCATGAGGGCCCGATGTTGACGTTGGGGGAACAAAGCAAGGATCTGAGGCGAAAGCCACGAATCCCGCTTGAACTTCTCAGTCATTGAATTCGCCGAATACACGTAATCGGTGAAGTTGAACTGGAAGTTACCTGTATCCATTTGCTGATATTTCAGAGCCTGACCTTCATTAAAGGTCGAGATTTCAGCCTCACCAACAATCGGAAGATTGAAGTTGAAACCGTCTGGGAAATCATTTAGGGTACGAACGAACGACATGGCGTTTAGATCCGCAAGCAAAAGCGACGTGATATCCGAAGAGAATACCTGCGTCCGAATCATATTTTGATTCGTTGCGTCCATAAAACTAGCCATGGAGTCTCCTTAAGTTAGAGTTAAGTATAAGCCCTAACGTTTTGCTGTTCTTGAAACCTTTTCAGAAAATCTGGATGGTCCATGTCTTGCAGACGTTGGACTGATGTTTTGGGGCTGTAATAATCTGTAGGATTGTCTCTACGAAGTTTTTCGTAATAGACGGCGTCACGGACATCAACACTTGGTTTGAAGGAGTCACTTCTAATGTTAGATGAAGGTGGATTTTGGTACTGTTGCTGTTGAACATTCAGCCCAAGTGCGTTGATAGCAACATCAGGTGACTTCTTGGCAAGGAGTCTCAAATCCTCGGCGGTTAATCCTAGGGAGTTCATTTTATCCCGAAGAATCTCTTTGGCATTAGTGCCAAAGCGTTCTCGGAGACGGGACTCGACCACAGCAAGATTGTTGTCTTCGGCTTTCTTGGCTTCTCGAGCTTCGAGAGCTGCAATTGCTTTCGCAGTAGCGATGTCTTCAATCTGTTTTAGGTCGAAAGTTGGCTGGTTATGGATATTAGTATCGGTGTTCACTATTCCATCATTCTGTGCAGTTAGATGTTGCTTTAATCGGGTCTCAAGCTCTTCTAACTGAGCCTTTGTGGTGCTTGAAGCTTTTACTTGAAGATAGTCCTCACGCAGTTGGTCGAACTGTTCGAGTTTTACGTCATAGGCTTTGTCACCATGGTATTTACCCTTAGCTATGGCCTGATACATCTCAAGGTCATTGGCGTACTTAGTTTTGTCAAACTTAGCACCGGGTTTAGTTAGTTCTGCGATGTAATCGATTTTGTCGTCGATTTGGTCATCAAATAGGCTGTCGGCCATTATTTTTCCTTAGGGTCTAGGTTAAGTAATATTTGGATATCCCGAAGACAACGGCGGTAGCCATTGCAATCGGCTTGTTCAAAAGCCCAGGAAGGACTTTCGTAGGCTTTTTGGGATAATTCACTACTAGTGAGTTCAGTTTCCCATTGACCCAAAATAGCTGAGAGACGCTCAAGAAGTGTCCTATTATTTAAGACGTACTTCTTAAAACGTTCTTTTTCAACTGGATCTTTTAAATGGTGTGTCCAATCAGGCTTCATTGTGTCCCAATCGTGCCTGCCGGCGTAGCGCCCATAGGCGGATTACGTTGAAGTCCCATAGTCCCACCTTGAGGAGGTGGGGGATTCATATCGTGGTCTTCACCCATACCTGAAGCAGTACCCATTTCCTGGTGTAACTGTTCCTGCAAGGCTTGGACTTGACGTTGTGCATCAGCCTGTTCAGCAATATTGATGTACGGAACAACAATGCCGTAGTCTTCTAATCCGAAGATTGCTTCGTACATCTTGGCAGTTTTAACTGACGAGAAGTGCTGTTGAACGAATTGCCACATCGGTGAACCAGCCAATCCTTGGATATTCTGGATCATTTCGGCTTGTTCGGCGAAGTGCCTGGCACCACGTACGACGATTTTACCACTACCAGTGATGTCTTCGACAGACAGTTCCTGGAATGTTTGGATGTCAAATTCTTCGTTTGTGACTGGAATAGTAATAGCTGAGGTCATATTCCTACGAGCCATTTCTAGCATCGCATTGAGCATAGGCTCTAGAACCATTTCCTCGAATTGATTGATTTTATTCTGAAAAATACGGCTTGCCGCACTTTCTAGACGTTGGACTTCATATTTAGTCTTTTCACCTGGAGACCGGAAGCCCATAGCTTCCTTAGGAGCACCAGCCATCTCTTCCATCAAATTCATTAGCATGTTGATGTCTTCAACAAGTGCCTGAATAGAAATCTGAGGCTGTAATAGCTCTACATCACCGTCTTCAGACGTAAAGATCTTCTCACCTGGTTGCCATACGAAATCTTCTACAAAGCCCTTGACTTTTTGGACAGGATATGTAGAAAGATCCATAAGATCTGCCTTCATATTCTCCATATGGTCAAGACGGTATTGCATACCGATAAGATTTTCGAGAACGCCCATACCCCAAAGATTGTCTACTCGAGTACGCCAAGGAGCCTGGAAAATAGGCGGATAACCATAGAAAGAAGGATTAGGTTTATCATCCATGATTTTATGACGATCAATGAATGTAATTACTCGATTTTTCTCAAATATATCATCATCTGCGTTATAGAAATCACCATAGAAGGTAATTACCTCTACGGTGTTAGTCATTAAGTACTGTTGGAAACTACCAAAGCCATCCATTTGATAGATAGCGTCTCTCTCAACCCAATCACCGTATAATCCACGAGCCCTCATACGAATTTCTTTAAGATAATCGTAAAGGTTCTTCATAGCGACATGGTTTTCCTCGTTAGACATCTTATTCAGATAGTCTTTGAGTTCCCCCATGCTCATAATTGTTCTTACGAACTTAGGTGTAGATACCCAATCATCGCCTGTTGGATTTATTACTACATCCAGTGGTGACAAGCGTTTCCAGATTGGACCAACAAAGCCTACTTGAGTTTTAGCATCTTGTTGGACTCTTTGGTCTTGCCAGTAAGGCATTGCGATGGCGTTGCCTTTATGGACGTAATCTTGTAAACTCTTAGTTACACCTGCTTTAAAAGAAGGTTGACGCATCCAGTATCTTGCAAGGTTCTGTATGCAGTTCCGCTTACGAACACTGTTATCGTCTTCATTATCTGCAAGCCAGAAGACGTATTTGTCCTTTGGAGCTAATGTTAGTTGGTAATTACTTAAAAGATTGTCTGAGATTTGACAAATCTTCGGAATAGTAGTTTTATTCTTCCAAGGAAGACTGGAATTACTTGTCTGAGTAGTATCAGTAGCGTAAATATACCTATTGATCTCCTCCATATTCTTCTTCCAAGGCATACGCATATTGTTTTGTTCAATATACATCCTCGAAAGTTCAGAGGCTTTCCTATCGGGAGTTATGATGTCGCCGACTAGTTCTAGGACTTTACCAGTCATGCGACGCCACCCCAACGGGAATTATATTGGTATGCATTGGTATTTTCTTTCATAATCCTATAGGTATTTAACGGTGCTACTGAGAAATCTATAGCTGCAGCCAGGGCGTCTTTGACGTCATCATGGGCCGGGTTTGTGTATACGAGTTCTTCTTCAAGGATTTGACAATTCCCGCCTGAGTAATGCCAGACTTGACGATTCTGGTACTTGGGTTCAAGAACGGCTAAAATACGTTCTTCCTTGACTCCTTGCCACCTAACTGGCCGGAATTCGTCAACTGAAAGGCTGAGTCCATATTTACGGATGTAGTTTTCTTGGAAGTCTCTAACGAGTGCGACTTGGGCAACGTTGACTTCTGCTCGGATCTTTCTAAAGCCCCATTTTTCATATAACTTGATAATTCGCTTAAAGTATTCAGACGGCGTGTCCGACCTGAATCTGTCGATGTCGAGGACATAATAATTTCTCTTTCCGTCTACACCGATGACCACGATTGCGGTGTAATCTGCTTTCCTGCCAATAGAGAAGGCGAAGTCAACGGCTGCAACGACGTTGAGAGGTTCTCGTTGGTAGTACCATTGGTAATCTCGTCGGGAGATGTGGTCTTGGTTATAGTATTGAAAATAATCTCGTTTGATTGGGGTGGAGTCGACGTCATTCGGATCGTTATAGTATTGGGCTCTGAACTGAACCATGTTAGTTGAGTACTGGGCACGTTTAACTGCGAGGACTTGACTGTCAAATCCGTAGTATTTTCCATCGGGCGACTTACTTCGAGGCCAAATGTATTCGCCAGTGCCGTCTCCGACATTCTCCACGGGCCACTCCCTGTAGTCAAAAAGGGGCCGAGTATTGATGGGATTTCCCAAAGCATCATAGTCTGATATTTCCATATGTAAAAGAGTTGAGTATAGATCGTTAGGATGGTACCTTGTACCGAATATCCATTCCCGTGCACCAGTACTTTCTACAGAAGAAAGGTGGTTATACTGTTGAAGAGTTTTATCACGGCCTTGTTCAGTGTTAGCGTTATTGAAGACAACGACGTCATCCATGACGCATATATCCGCATGCATACCAACGATATTCGTAGTAAGACCAGCGGTAAAAATACTAGGATCGCGAATATACGCTTCACGTCGTAGTGGATGGTCGAGAGAGATTTCCCTTTCAGTCCACTTTTCACGCTTGGCTTCTTCCTTATTGACCATTTCAGGCCAATACATCCTGTAAACGTCTGAAGTCAATATGTCTTTCATAAACTTCAGTTGTTTAGTAGCGAGATTGCTAGTACTAGAAATATACAGTACCTTGAGTGTAGGGTCTCTTGTAAGCTCTAATACGACAAGGAGAGCGGCTAAGGCGCTCTTCATATGATCTCTAGGTAGGAGAAGTAGAAGATGATTCTTCGCTTCAGTGGAATCCCACCATTGAAGAATTTCCCTATGGATACTTCCTAACCAACGTTTAGGCTGGACAAGCGAAATAAACTCAATAGGACTCGACAAGGCAAGCCTACGGCGTTCATCCCTGGCTTGTTCTATATCTGTTCTAGGCTTGCGACCAGGTTTAGCCAAATGCATCAATCACTGGTTGCATCAACGAAGCAACAACACCGTAACCTGCGTCGACTAGATGTAATTGATCGCCAGCGTAATACGTTGTATTACTTGGAGTTTGTAATCTCGTATCATTTGCGAGGTCAACAAAACCATCAGCAAATGCGTGGTTATTACGCAAACTCGTGTTGAAAGCTAGACGCTCTGTTTCCATAGCTCCGGTCCATGAACCATCGCCACGTGCAATTATCGTCATAGCGACAAGTTTTGAACTAGCATTAGACGCACGGCGATTAGCAAAGTAAGTCTGTAGCGCAGTATAAGTTGCCGCACCAGTACTGCCATTTCCTAGATCGTTTGTGCCTCCCCAACCTGCAATAACAGTTCGGGTGTAATAACCGCAGATTGGATCAGTAAGAGCTGCTGCGTTACTGTCTATTTGCGAGATAGTAGTACCAGCGGAACCTTGGTTTTGGATAATCCAAGTTGTGGCACCTCCAGCCAACAATAATTGAAGCTGACCAGGATACGCACTCGATCCTCCTGGAACCGAACTGCCAGTACCAAACGTTAAACTATCGCCATCACCGATGAATAGTTTCTTAGTAGTAAGAGCGTACTTAGCATAAAGATACCCGTAAATCTGGGTAGCCTGAGGCCCTGTTAAGGTAGAATCACAAACTATTAGTTCTGATATTTGTATATGTGCAAAAAAGCCTGCATTGTGACCACCAGGTGCGCCTAACGTAATTGCAGTAATAGCGGCAGAAGGACCTCCTGAATTAGTTATTAATATTTCGTTATTACTTGTTATTGTTGTTGAAGCACCATTATAAAGGCCATCTGCGACATAAGCTGGATTAGTTAGTTCGCCACCCTGCCATTTATGATTTCCACTACCATCACTATCAAATCCCCAGAAGATAGAATTTGAACCATCTAATGCCATGACATTGGTATTAGTAGCTTGACCGTCTAGGAAGTATTTACTACCTTGGGTATTATCTAAGTTTTTGAAGACACAGAAGATACGTCGAGGTGTATTTAGTGATGCAAAGGTTGGAGATGTAGCAAGACTTGTCGAACCATCAAACTCAACGGTAGGTTTACTATTAGGCCCTGATGCTCGATAAGTAAGTGCTGTAGCAGCCGCTAACGCACCATTTGCAGAAAGAGATTGGTCTACCCACTTCGCTGCCGTGACGGCTCCGCCGTCTGAAACACCAGTAATAGTTCCTGCATTTAACCAGTATTTAACTGCGGTAAGACTACCAGGAGAGAAAGACGCTCCTCCTTGGGTATTACTACCAAAACCAGGGAATAGTTTATAACCTAGAGTAGAAAACATATATCATTACTTATGATGGCCTGCGTGGCCGAAGCTACTTCCATGAGTGCCAAAGTTCACGGTGTAATTACGGCGACTTTGTAGGCTTGTCCTTGGGGGACAGCGAAGTACTCAGTACTATTTGCAGCCATACGTGGGCTATTAGCCCCAGCTGTAGGGTTTGTACCGAATTCTACGCCACATGCCGTGTCTGTAAATAACCGAACGTACATCCTGTTATTCTTAGAAGCAGTAGCAGTCTGGGTAGAACCTGCACCGATAGTCACGGTTTGTTCCTGATTAGCCGGCCATTTAGCCATAGAAAAGGAATGATTATACGGATCGAGGTAGGTATCGGTGAATTCAGTTACGTAAAGTGTTGCCATTTATTTCTTTTGATTGGTTGTAGCCGATGCGGGCTAGTGTGACGGAAATGTTTTCGAAGCGTTTAAGGTTTTCAAGATGTCTATCGACGTCTTTTTCTTCGTGGTCTTTAAGCCAATTAGAAGTGCCTACGGCTTGTTCCTTTAGATCTCCCCGGAGTTCATCGAATGATTTAATCATCCAACGTAGGAACACCGTTTGGATAGTTATCAGCCCTGTAATTGTAGCTCCTATTAAAGAAGCCATACCAGGTTGTAGCATGTCTTCAAGGGACATGTATAGTACTTACGACGGGAGAAATATCCTTAGCTGTAGGCTTCTGTAGTCCTACTAGATTCAAGGAATGTTCCAGGAGTAAACCTTGGAGGAGGAGACTCTGAGGTAAGTCTAGACGATGGATAGCGTCTTTAATTGGTTTGGGTATAGTTACAGTCACTTGACCTTCTTATCCCGTTTCTTATCTTTCTTGGAACCTTCTTTAATCCCAAGCTTTTTATCTCTGGCCATATCGGCCTTCTTAGATAATGACATCGCCATTATGTATACCTTCCTACTGCAGATTTGCCTTTGTGTTTACTATTCCAGATCTTGGCAGCTTTAGTCTTAGCTGCTTTAGTAGACATACCTTTAGAGATGAAGGCGTCTCTGATTTTTTCATATCCTGCTGGCATATACCTTGACTTCTTAGTTATAGTAAGCCATAATGGCCTTTGTCTAAACATTATACAAATTTTAAGAAAGGCTGTCAAGACAATAATGGATATAATAGATATTTCAATAAGTTATCGTAGAAATTGCGGAGAAAGAAGGAAACCAAGTTTTACTAAGAAAGGTCCTTTAAATATTAATACTAATGAAATTCCTGTAGTTAATCCTTTTTTAGTTGCTATTAATCATAGTAAACATTCAGGACTACTTTATAGAAATGCTATGGGCGGTATAGAGAAACAGGGTAAACCTAGATATTACCCGGATTTATTTGAATAAGATGTCAAGCTACGTAATGGTTAAAGAAAATACTAATAGCCAGCAAGGCTGGCGTACTAATTGGTGGATTAAAAATTATGAACTACGGAACGGTGATTACAGATACAGTAATACTTGGAGGAAAATATGTACAGAAGAATGAACAGTAAGGATTTAGAAGTGATGATTATGGACTATTCCGAAGACCATCCTATATGGAAAAGCATAGACAAAGGAGGAGGCCAAAGTTGTGACGTCCGTGGTGTTTTGAGGCAATTATTTCATGATGGATACAAAATCATCAGAAGGTGATGCTCCACCTTCCGTAGATAGGTGTTTAAATGGCCAGAGAAGCCCGCTGGTGCGTTTAAATCAAAAAGAGCTACCACCCTACGTCTCAGAGACAAATCGATCTCCTGAGCCTTCCTACGGGCTCGATGTCTCGATGCTTGAATGGGCCCTGAAGTTTATGAAAAACTACGAAAGGAAAAGAAGTGGAAAACTGGTATGAATTAATTCCGTTATTTTTTAGGAAATAAATTCTGGTGCGATATTTATTGGATGCACTTCAAGCGCCAGCTTGGGGCCCCCCAACCCCCTTGGAGGGGTGTGGCGGACATGCCACAGACAAAACAGCAACGAACAACGAACCAAACAGGAACGCGCCAGAGGCGCTCAGGAACGTTGCAGACGTACAACGAACGTTGCCTAAATACCACAAGACTCTCAGAATGTAATGACATTTTGGCAACATCTATTCATGATGTAGGTATTACAATGTCTTATCTCTAACGAGGTTAACCCATTGTATTCATTGTGTAATTCATCATTATAACCTATAAGTACTATAGTATTACCTAAGGATATCAATGGGATAGCTTATGGACATCCATTACTTAACCCTTTGATTTCTTTACCAATGGTAATCAAATACAGCCTGATCACGGTTTCGTTACCTTCGATCACGCTATCGTGATTGCGGTACCCTCCCAGTGTGTTATGATGCAAATGGTGCCTCGTGCACCACGATGGTTTGTTCCCGGCAGATACGGCCACACGGCTCAGGCGCGGGTTTCACCTTCGGGTTGTTTGTCATCGTAAACCGGACGCACTGGCTAGGCCAAAGGCTCTAGTCGTGTGTTCATTGCTATCCCCTTTGCCTGCCCTCGGAATGAGAGCAGACTATGACTAATCTGCATATCACATCTCTTGGTGCATTCTATGACCTTGAGTTGGCTAACAGACATGACGACACGATGGATTATGCTTGTTGGTATGAAGCATACTTCAGAGGTTACTGTGAACCTCATTACCAAGTGCCTGCGCCATACTACGATCTACGAATAACCAATCGAACTGTTAGTTACTGGTCCTCTGATGGTGCAACGCGCATCATTCACGACAAGATGACCGGCAAGGTTTTCGAATACTAACTCCAACAGAGGGCAGACACGGGGGATAGCTAAACAACGGAGAAAACTATGGTTGATATCAATGTTGACACGACTTCGCAGACAATTACGGCACAGCGTGGCCACGTGCAAGCGTTGGCTTTCGCTCGAAAAGGCGGCTCTGCCCTGTCACGTCTGTTGGGCAATATCGCCTCTGCGAAGGAGAAGGAACGGACTGGTCCAATCGAGACTATGCTATTCCTGGAACTGAACTTCTCGGACGATGAAAGCGCGGCCATTCCGGTGGTCGGCAGCAAGCAAGGTGATACCGGCAATAAGCCATACGACCGCTACACCGCGTCGGTGAAAACGGCTGATGGTACAAAGAAGATACCCGGATCGTGGTTCACTGACGTTATCAAGGCCACCGATGACGCTACCGTGGCGTTGCATGCAATCGAGTGCTGCAACGACGCCGCGACCGACGGTTGCCCTGACTACATCAAGGCCATGGGTACCGGCGCTCGCATTGCCGAGAAGAAGCGGCTACGCCAACGGCTGGCGGATATGCGTACTGCCCTGACAAAGGGCAGTATGCTATTCCACCATGCCGAGACTGTCCGGACCTGCAACCCCGAACGGATCGAAGTCAAGATGCCCATCCGATCGGAATACGTCCTGGATGCATCCGGCAGCCGCGTCACCATCGACGGCGTTGAGCAGACGAGGCAGGTTGTCTACGGCAACATCATTCGTCTGATCGATC